GCAGTGGTAACTGATTTTGAATGGTCTAAGTGAATAGTAAATTCATCTGTGTTGGTAACATATACCCCATCAGAATCCTGTTTTATTGAGTACTTAATTAGTTGATCTTTACCATTATTCCTAACTACTACATTTAAAGCATCATCTAACATGCAGTGATAAACAATATTACCTGTAACAGTCCAACTGAACCATGCTGCTAAAACTCTCTTACGTGCAGAGTCAAAATATCTATATCCATAAAGTTTATTATTCCCAACCTCACTAAAGAAAATTACATTATTTTCATTAGATTCAGAAATTAATTTTAAATCTTTAGCAAATAATCTAGAAACTACCTGACTTTGATTTACTACATTTGGCTCTCCTTCACGTCTGATCTGTGACATCTCAAAGAATCTGCTGTATTTACCAGCATTATCTAAGAAACCTACAGTAGTACCAAGGGAAATCGGATTAGTTGCGGTATTGAAATTATAAGTAGATAATGCGTTGATCTTTGCAGTACTTGGATTTAAAACATCACTATCAGTTGTCAGCATAAATTGCTGATTTCTTGTAAATATTACTAATCCTGCATTGATCTGAATAGCATCAAAAACAGTTGCCGGAGTCTGAGAACTACAAGATAAATCAATTGGGTCTACGTTGGAGAATGTAGTAGCAGTCTTAGCCCAGAAATCAAAGAAACTCCCGGGACGGGACATGATTATATTTGCACCACTCAACATAACTAAACGGTTTCTAAAAAAAACCATCTTGTTAATAGCAGCTCCAACAAAACTTGGACGAGGGTTTGTACCTCCATCAGCAGCTGTATCCCCTACAAGTGCTTGGTCCCAACTAACTGTAGCCAGAGTAAATGAAGTTCCACCACTATCTCTTGTAAGTTGTAGTGGCATTGTGTTTGCATCAAACTCAATATTAACTCCGGGTTTGGCACATTCTTCCCATGTTCCATTCCCATCCTTACCATTATTTCCTTCAAATCTTACGTAGTAATCATCTCTTTCATCAGCACTATTTCTGACCAATACCACCATTCCGTTTTTACATTGACGTGGTAAGTCATCAACAGTTAATACACTTCCAGCTACAACATTCATTAGCTCTGAGTTAGGAGCTGTCATGTTGAAACTACCAGAAGGTCTAGTTATATAGATTCCATTTCCTATGATCTGTACGTTTGCGCTAGTAAAATTACCAGTAGCAATAATCTTAGACTGTAAAGTACCTAAAATAGATTCAGCAGTAACAGTAGTTTTAGTATCAAAGGATGTAGGGTTAGGTCTAATTAAACCAAGGTTTGCTTGTACGCTTGAGGTACTGGTTTCATCTACATTTATCTTGTAATATCCATCTTTCATGTAGACGTAGAAATAGTCGCCAGTTTGCCAACCTTCTCCGCCATACAACATATCTACGTTGCTGGTATATCTAGTTCTATACTCAACGTTAGAGCCAGAACCTACAGGTGTGGACTGACCAGTGGTAGTAATTCTGAAATATAAATTAGATCTTCCAGTCTGTCCTGATTGACCAGCTGCATTGTATATATTTACTTGATAAGAAAAATCAGTTCCTCCGTCTGTAGAGACAGCATCATTATCAACTAATGTTCCTCCACTAGCTACTTCAAATATTCTCGTGCCAACGTTAGGAGCAAGATCATCAGAACTAGATCCTGAAGAACATCTTGTTGTGTTATTAACTCTGGCTGTATGGTTAGCGATTGACCCATCACTATTACAGTAGTTGTTACTAGATCTAACTAGCTCACCACTTAGTCTTGTAACTGTACTAACGCTTTGAAAACTTGTACTGTCAAATATATTTAACGAATATTGAGCAGCATATTTAATCTGATCTAATTCTAAATACACCTCTGGAGGACGAGTCGGTGCTGTAGTACTAGACATACTGACAGTCTTTAGTCTGTTAGTTAGAAAGGTGTAGTCATTGATAGTTAAAGTTTGGATGTCTTCATCATCTGTGTGTTGAAGGTATGTTTGTAATGCACCAGTATTGCCATTGACAGTCATTTCAAAACCATCACGACATCTCCACATTCTTATCTTTCCATCATCTGCGTGACCATTACGTCTAATAACTTGACCTATATATTGTTCTTGTTGATCTCTGTAGTAATGAAACCATTTACCAGTTTCATAAGAACTTAATGATGGATGATCACTTAAGGACTTTATTAATTGACCTCCGGGACGTTTAAGCAAACCATGTGTTACATCAGGTAATACATTGTCTGCAACGTTAACTTGTCCCGGGATTTTTAATTCATCTGGTTGTTGAGAAATTCCACCAGTTAACGTTGGTACTAATTGTGTAACACTTGCCATTATCTAATTAAGGATTTGTAAGGTTGATAAGATCTGTAAACGCTATCGTGCGGCCAACCTAAGAAAGATGGGTCCCCTTGTTGACATTCGTATTCCATCAAGGTTGCTCGTGCTTGAGCTTCTTGTTGTTGTAATAGTTTTACTAGCTGTGGATTTGTAACTAATTGAGCTGCTGCTCTGGTTGAAGATTTAGAAATAATATATCTCTGATGAGCAGAAGGGATATCTGTAAAGGTGTACATATAAACAACATCTAATTCCATGTCATGGTCAAAGACATCTGTGTGATTCACTAAGTCATATAACTTTCCACCTCTCTTTACCAAATCCATTTGTCTATCAGCCTGACCATCACTCAAGTCATAACGAAGATAGTTAGTTGGGATAGTTATATTTCCACTAGAATCTGGACTAACTTTTACATGATTTTCTGTATTAAAGTGCCAACCCTCATTCAATGTATCTTTAATTACTTCTTCAAAGATGTTGTAGATGTATGAGATTTCTGGATTCTGAAAGTTAAGTACTGTGATTGGAGATTGACCTATGGCACCCAAAATAGAATTGACTGCGGATAGTTCTGTATCGCTTGCGTTTGTTGTAGTAGCCATAAATAAAAAAAAAGGGACCCGAAGGTCCCGTAAAAAATGTATAAATTAGAATGCAGATGGTGCAGATGCGCCAACATATAATTCTACAGCAGCAGCTGGGTTTAGGTAGTCTGCGCCCATTGCTAGTCTGCCAAGGATAACATCACCTTGGTAAACAACTGAGATATCTCCAGATGTAACCTGTACTTGAGGACCGATTGCTTCTACTACACCAGCAGCTTCCTTCTGGAAGATTAATCCACAAGACTTAGCTCCTACTTCAGCAGTAGTACCGTAGTCATTGTTGATTCCTGTTGATGCACCTGATGCGTTCTCAAGTGTGTTACCAATTCTGTCACCCATGTTAGATGGTGAAGTCTTACCTGTAGTTCCACCGAAAGCAGTACCATACTTGCCAAGGAAAGGAATATTCATTGACTTGTAGATTTTGATTCCAGCAATTTCTACGACTCCGCCACCACCTTGTAAAGCTGTACCTTGTACATCTCTGTTTACAAGTCCGTTGTTTCCAACATCTGTGATTAGTTCGTAGTACTGACGTGGGTTAAGAACCGCACATCTTCCTTGTGAGCTAACGCCTTTTTCGTCTAGTGCAGCAGCAGCTTCATAGAAAGCTTTTACTAGGTTGCCTGCAACGTAAGCGTCTGAATCGTTAGTTGTTGCTCCGACTCTGATCTGTGTTCCACCGGGCTCTTTGAAGTTGTTCTTCGTGATTGGTGAAGCAGATCTAGCTCCTCTTGTGATCGCTCTAAAGATTAAGCGGTCATACTTTTCTGCAAGAGCGTAACCGATCTTACGAGAAATTTCACCACGTAATTCGTAGTGAGCAAGTGTTTCGTCAAGTTCATAAACGAATGCACTTGAGATTAGAAGATCATCAACTGTGATTGTCTTCTCTGCAACTGGAGGTGCGCCGTCACTGTTACCTAAGATGCTGTTTCCGGGAGTATGGAACTCGGCAGTTGTGCTACCTGTGTAGATGAACTGAAGACTCTTACCGTTCTTCAAAGTTCTCTTCATTACCATGTCACGTGCAATTGCTTCGTGTTGGAAGCCTTTGAACATTTCTCCACTGAACAATTTAAGGTAAAGTGCTCTAGCGTCACCTGTTGAGTTTGACTGACCTTGGCGTGTTAGCGAGGTAGTCAAATCT